CGCGTGTTTTTTTTTTTTTTTGTATAATATAAGTAGTCAATTTATATTAAATTTTAAAATTTTTAAAATAAAATAGAAGAAATGTGTTAGGAAAATCCATACATCCACAAAAACTTCATAGAGTAAATTAATATTTAACTCTCATAGGGACTCTTTTTCCTTTAGGAATAAAAGAAGTCTTATCACCAACTCCACCAGAATTTTTAGCTAAATTTCCAGCGGCGTTACCAATAACAGAACCAAGTGGACCAAATGCAGGAGCGACGTCTCGAATAACGCCAAGAATACCCCTAAACCAATCACCACTTGCATTATCAGCAACTTTAACACCAGGTGGAAGCTCTCTTATGCATAAAGCATAAAGTTTTAAAGCATCAGGATCATAAGCTGCACTAGGTTGAGCAACAGTAACAAGATCAGTTTCAGCTTCTGGAGTGACTTCTAAGAGTAATTTAAAAGTAACTGTCAATGTTGTAGCATTAGACAAACCAGAAAAGAAAGCACCACTAGTGTCAAAAGGAGTAGGTAATGATTGAGAAGCAAACAATTGACCATCAGTAGAATTTTTGGATAAAGAACCAAATGCACCATTAATTTCAGTAATAGGAGGAATACCAGTAGGTAAACTAGAAACAGTGCTATACCAATGACCAAAATTTGCAGGCTCACAAAAAGGATTAGACATATCATTCATGCAACAATTAACTAAACAACCTTCAGAAGCATCCCATTGACGAGATCCAGAAAGAAGTAATGCAGAGGAAGCATTAATTGGAGGCATATTAGATGTCCAAATAGGATATTCAAGAATAGGACCACCTCTTTGAAAATTCCAAAAATTAAGAGTTTTATTTTGAGGCATTTTATAAACAGTACAAGTACCCTGTTTATTAATTTCAGCAGTTGTATTGTGAACTTCAAAACTTTGTCCAATACAACGAACAGGACCATTTTCAAGAAATTGATTAAAATTAATACCTTGCCAAGTAGCAGTAGAAAAAGTAGCACTATAATTACCAGGCATAGTATCAGAACCAGCAATATTTGTAGAAATTATAAAAGGAGCAATTCCATAAATATTACCAGTGAACTGAAGCAAACCTTGAGAAGGGCTACCATAACCAGAACCTTGTGTATCAAATGAATAACACAATTCATTTAAAGCAGTAATTTGACAATCCCAATTACCACCAGCAGCAACAGCAGGAGCTGCAATTTGATATTGTATTTTACATTCTTGAACAACAGATTTACTACTACTCATATCAGGATAACCACGATGACCAATGTCACGATCGTGGAAACCATCGAGTGCTTCAATGATCCATTTAGAACCATCAGGTGTCAAACCTTTAATATCTTCACGAGCAAGATTTTCACGTCTACGAGATTGTAAAACACGAACAACCCCACCCGAATTAAATTCAACATGTTGAGACTCAAGATAAACCAAATAATCTTCAATATCACGAATTTTAGAATCAACTCGTTTGATCTCTTTAAGATTTTCAATTTGTTCAACATCATTAGAAAAAACGCGATCAGAATAAAATGTTTTTTGACTAACAAGTGAGAGAAGATCATTTTGCAAATTATTCAATTCTTTACGAGCATCTTTAACAGTCATACGACTTTGAAGAAAACGTGTTTTTTTTCCATCAGTTTTCTTTTGATCTTTGGAAGAAGAAGAGTTATTAGGAACATCCTCAAAGAAAAAAGGTTTACGTTTGTCACCATTATTATTAACAGCGCGTTTAGTTAATGCTTCTTTGTTAACGCCAGATTGCAAATCTTTATCATTAAACAAAATTATAGGCCTGGATGGACGATAGTGAAACAAAGGTTCTTTAATAGTAGGTTCTTTGTTAGGACAAGAACCAAGATTAGAAATATCAAAATCTTCAATATCACCAGACTGTTTCTTTTTGTAATATTTTTTCTTAGGTTTAGGAAGTGGACCAATAAATGGCTGAGGGTTGTTTTGTTTACGACAATCGGCAACAGTAACAACCTGAGTTTTTGATGTGCTTTTAGGTAAAACACCAACCTTCATATAAACAGAATTACCAAAATATAAGATCTTAGACATATCTAAGATCTTTAAAAGGGTTTCTAGAAAGTTATGATTATCACCCTTTTCTATAAGACGAAAATCTTTAAAGTAATTTCTAATATAAGTATAAGGCATATTCATCTTTTTACTAGCAGAACCAATACAACCAGTTTTTTCCATTTGAAGAATGGCCTTATCACAAGCATCAAGAAAATCATCATCAAATATATTCAATGCCCTAAGGCAACAAATACGTTGATATGATTTATTGATATCCTTATTATCGGTCCAAATAGCAGAATGAGCCATTTTTTGAACATCATATTGAGGTACGTAAACACCCTCATGTTTAAGAAATTTAGCACTTAAAAAAGTTAATTTATCAATAGGAATCATACCAGACCCGGTGATAGTATAAAGAAAGTCAGTTTCAAGAATTTCTTTAACTTTATCATAATTCCAATGTCCATCCAAACTTGTATTGGCATTATCATCACCATATAGAACTAATCTAACTTTGGTCATAAAATCTTTATAAGTAGATTCAGGAAACATCTTTATGTAGGTGTAAGCCATGATCTTAAAATTAGCTTCAGTATTATCAACAGTGGTATTACAAGATCCGCTAGGGTTACCACCTTGTTTCATAAACAAATGTCCATCCGGCAAAAGGATGGGTGTGTTAATCAACTCATCATAATAAGCTTCAAAATGAGGTGTGTATTTTTCACGGTCAGATCTAGACATACAACTAAGACGTACATTACAATTACTAATTAAAATAAATCTTTGTAAACGTGAATCAAATTGTTTAAAATCAAGGTCAAAACCTTCAGGAAATTTATTGAGTTTCCTAAATAAAAGATTCCAAACACCATGGGCATTACTAACACCAACTGCAGATGCAGTGCTTAAATGAGAAGAATAAAAAGCATCATTTTGTTTAGAAAACAACCTCATACCAATATAAAGTTTATCAACAGGGGCACAAACAATACCTCTATGATCTTTACCTTTTGGTCTAAGTTCATCTTTATAATTGTAAGACCAAACGCTTTTCCAATGATTAAGTAACCAATTATCATAAGATGAATCTAACCAAGAATAACCAAGGTCCTCAAACAATTCATCTTTATTATGATATTTTTTATTAAAAGGATAACCAACACTAGTTGAAAAATCCATTTTTTGTATAACTTCATCATGGGAAAAGAAACCAGCATTAAAAATAGAACCAAAATGTTTCATACTCCATTGTTCAGCTTTACGCCAGACAACATGATCAACTTGATTAATGTTATTATCATATCTACCAAATACTTTA